TGCAGAGCTGCAGTTATAGCTGGTGTAGAAATTGCCGTAAGATTACCAGCAGCACCAGCCGTTCTAGTAGACCCTAGTGATGATATTCTACTTGGAGTAATACCATGGCGTGGTTGATTTTTTAATTGATTTATCACTGTTGATGTATTCATGTTCTTACCTATTAAATAGTCGCAGTAGTTGCTTGGTTAACTGTTAAATTAATTGTAACACTACCACCTGTTTCATTTGCAATAATAGTAATCGAAGCAGTTTTACTAGACAGCAACTGTGTTTTAGCAACAACACGGAATTCAAATCCTGCTACTGCAACACTTTGTGCATCTTCATTATCACCAATAAATCTAGGAGTCGTCGGAAGGGTTGAATTCTGTAATGCTCTAGTAACTTGTATATCAGCCACCGTAGAATCAGACAAAATTGCCGTGTATCCTAAATTTGCATTACCGCCTTGGAAGTTACTTGTATTAGGAGCAATAATTGCACTGTCGCCTGGAGCTGCCAATGTAATCAATGTATTACCTACAGTAATTACTGGTATATTTGTTGTTTGTTTAGGCAACGTGATTAACTTGTATTTTAATGCTTGAGTTTCATCAGGAATTGCTTCAGTTATTGGCATATTTTCAATAATAGTACCATAATAATTTGTTCCTAGTGGATGATCTGGATTCCATAATGAATAATCAATTTCATCATCACCTACTGCAAACTGTGTAATACTAAATGCACTACCTCCTTTTGCTAGCAATTCACGTCCTTTTAATGTTAGTATAGCGTCAATCGTTACCGACGTATTATCTAAATATCCCATATTGTTTTAACCTTATTTTATATAAATATACATGTTATTAATTTTGGTGTTAAACTAACACAAAACTTCCTTGGTCTCCTGCTGTCTGATACATTAGTTGATTTGGATTGCTAGTAAACCATTCTGCTACCGGGCCACCATCTATTGTTTGCGTTGATGCAATATTAAATCCTGGACTAGACATTTGCGAACCAGCATATCTTTGATTGCTAATACCGGTTGGTAAATAATCTGACACATCAGATAATGTTGATCCTGATACATATTGGTATGTTGATGGCACGCCTGTTATATAAATTGGTTGTACGGCATCACTTAACCAATATGGCGATGACGCAGTAATCCACGTAGACCCGGAATATAATAAATATTCATATGAATATATCGCACTATCATATTTAGCTGCATTTGACGCCGTTAAATATAATTGCCATTGATTATCGTCAATTGCATTGATATCCATAATAACATCATTGAAACTGCCAGCATAATAAAAATAATCTCCTGATGCTGTTGGTTGAGTGTTTTGAATTTCAGTTAAATAACTTGAATCATACGGCTTAAATATTGGTAGTATAGTATCTTTGCTTCGTTCTAATACATTTGGCTTAATTAATATTCCAAGAAGCTTATCAGTACGGGCTGGCAGTAATTGTTCTAATTGTTTAAAAAATGATAAATCAAACAATGTAAACATGTTTATATATGCATTGATATCATTTTTAGTATCATACTTTTTCCAATACGACTGTGCGAAGTGAATTAAATCTGGATATGATTTTGCATTCAAATTGCCCGGGTCACCGATATAATCATCTAGTGCAGTAAATCCAAACTGCGCAAATACATCTTCATCAATCATTGTTTGTGGTGAAAAGTATATGCCTAATTTTTTACTATCTAGAGGTGCTTTATCAAATTGACTGCGTTCAGCTCTAGTTTTAACATCCAATGATCCAACTAAATTGTTTGATTCTAAACGAACTTTGTTGTCATCAAATGTACCAGCCCCTAATGAAATTGCATCATAATAATATGTTTCTTCAATTGAATCATACGGTGTACTAGTACTCCAACTAGCAAACGATGCTGATGATATTGTAGATGGTTTAGGCTGCACTCCAACCAATGAACCAGTTAATGTATGATTAATTTTTTGTGTTAATGGTACTCGAAATATTAGTTCATCATATGAATTAACATTGCCGTCATATGCTGCTGGCGCTTTAACATGATTATTAAATGATGAATCTTGCAAACTGCTTGACCACAATCTTAATTCTTGTAACTGACCTACTAATCTAGAAGCACCGGCACTTGTTCCACCCAATGTAACAACGCCATTAGTTGCAAATGATGCAGTTGCTGATGCAGATACTGCTGCTACAATTTTACCGTATTTAGATTTTTTAGTTACAACATCTAGATTAGTTCCATTAGTTCTCAATACGGCTGTTAACCAACCGCCATCAAACATTTCAATATCGGTAGAGCCTGTACCATTAATTTGTATAGTACCTAATGTACCACTAGTATAATCTAAAGTTACTACATTTGAACCTACTGTAAATAATGTCATTGTACTAGGAATAGTAGGAGTAGTAACGACATCAGCTGTTCGATATCTCAATTCAATTGAATTAATTGACTGCGAATAATTAACCTGTACAGTACCGGCGGTATTTGTAATTAAATCTAATGCATAATCAAAATTCAATTTTTCATATACCGGCGCTCTATCAATTCTAGGTCCACCATATTCATTGATTGATATCATTGATTGTGGTATTCCATAACATGATAATAATGCTTGAACACTACGCTTAGTACCTTTACTTTTCAATAGGTATGGTAAATTATTTACAATTCTTCTCCAAACCGTATAAGTCATATTTTGACTAGATACAGATGGATCGCCAACCGAATTAGATCCAGTTAACGGCGTGCCTGATTCATTTGTTCCTAATACATATTGCCATAATTCGTGATTCTGATGACCATCAGTTAGGTTCCAACCAAATTGCTTAGCAACCGAATATAATAATTCATTTGGCATTCCTAATTTAGGATTTTCTTCGCGTTTATTGACCTTAGTCATATGATTGATATATGTATACAAAATATCATAATGATGACCTAACATGTTAACAAATGTAGCTAATTGAATGTTATTTTCATCATAACGAATATATTCTGGAACTGCGTATATCAATGCGTTTGCATTTAAACTATCATATAATGATGCTGTTGCATATAAATTGTCATACCATGTAACAAATTGAGGGCTAGTACTATTAGCTAATGAATATGGTACTGTTGAATTTGTTTTTGGCGTCGGCGTTATGTAGCTTCCTGTTACTGAAGGAACCGACGGCGATTCATGTGGTATTGGATTTGATGTTAATATCGACGATGATTGATAATATAAAAATTGTTCGAACGCATCAAATCCGCCTATCAAATTGGTTTTCGTAGTAGCATAATCCGCTGCATTAGTTGCAGCAACACTTCCGGATAATTGTGATATTACTATACTTTGTGATGTATAATATTCTAATAAACCTAATTTGTATTTGAAATTTTCTAGACGTTCAACAGCTGAACTATAAAAAATAAAATTATTAAAATCAGAATAATCAATGTTTAATTTAACTCCAGCTAAACTTCCGGAAAAATATGCATCGACAACCTGTTGTGAAGTTTGTACAGATGATCCTAATAAATCATTCCAATTTTTTAAATCGGTTTCTGTTGATGTATTATATGTAGCAGTTGCTTGCCAATTTGGATTAGCTAATCGATTAAATTGTGTAGCAGTATATACCGGATAAATTACTACAGTATCAATGTACGGATCTTTTTCTTCTCTAACAACCCAACATTTAAAATCAACATCATATGTGTTTGGTAATGGCTCTGCTAATTTTACGTATAAGTATTCTCCAATTACAACACTATTAATAAATAATACATTTTGATTTCTACTGAAATTTAACAAGTATGATTTATAATATGTAGATGATGTTTGATTAACTGTGTTAATATATGATGCAATTTGTTCTAAAAATTGAGGATTAGTAGCATCAATTGCACGTAATCGAACTTCAGTACGATCTGGAGATATCTCATCAATTGTTAAAAATTGTTGTTCATAGTTACCAATTAAATTTTCAAAGAAATTAACAATGATGCGGAAGTTGCCAGCATTTAATTGTAATTGATTAAATTCATTGTATAAGTCAATAGCAACCGGCTGACTAGGCAATGTAATTAACTGATTGGTATTTTTATCTCGATATTCTGGAATCTTTTGTACAACTTGTATTTTGTGATTTCCAGTAAGCCAAGTATCGCCAGAATAAACATGCAACTCAATTCTAGATTCATTAGTTTGTTGAACTAATTTTGGAATCTGTTTAACGCGCTCATTTGCATTGTAACTCAAAAGACTAGTTTTTAAAATAGGCAGTCTGGTTGCAGATACAGATTTAGCTGTATTATTAATTTGCTCGATATTTTTATATTGTGTTAACATTGTATCAAATTTCCTGATTCCAATCATCTACATTTTTAGATGCATCGGTAATTACCCAATATGTTTGGTCCGCGTCAACTACATGTCCTGTTTGTTGAACTCCCATTCCGATACTAAATTTGTCGCCTAGCTCAAATGAGTCATTAGCAATAATTAAATCTAATTCAGTATCTCGAAATTCGCCAAATTCGATTCTACTAGATGGCGATGTAAATACTTTATACTTCGTATTGAGAGGTGTATTCGGCCCAGCTTTAATTACAGAAAATATAGCTCCTCCGGATATACCGGTACCAGCGTATAGCTGATTTAAAAATACATGATGTATTTTAACTCTGAAACGTAAATCAGCTCCGCTATTTTTTATTTCTTTAGTAATAGTATATTTGTTAGTCTCAGATTGAATTGCACCATCAACAACTACATCCATTAACGTTCCAGTTATTGTAGCTCTGTCTG